GTGACGCTTATTCTTGCGCATAGCGACACGTGCATTTTCCAAACCATCTAAAATCCATTGTGGGGTAACTGATTTATCCATTTTCTTAAGTGAGCCATCAGGTTGAATGGAGTAGAGAAGTGTGTTGCAAAAATAATCTGCAATCGTCCCTGAGCTTTTGACACGTAAAGCGAAATAGCTCACGCGATTTTTACCCACTCGATATATTTCAAGTCCTTCAAATGTCTTAATGTATTCAGAGAAATAGCGATGGTTAGAAGTAGACTCCACCGGTATTGGAATCACAGGTAGCTCATCTGCTTTGAATTGCAGGAAACCGGTGTATAGATCTGCAAAATTAACTTGTGCTTGGTCATTAAGAGGAGACCAGTCATGAGAGCCGTATTCACACCAGTAGACCAGTTGGCCATTCAAAAGCGCTTCAAAAATTTGATCAGCAGATTTAAGAATCATGACTGCACCTCCACCAGACGGTGCTTCATGATGTGGCCGGCGATCATCGCATTGATTTCACGGTGATCTTGATAATCAGTGAAGTCGTTGTATGGATTGCCATTAGCGTCGAATACCTTGATTTCACCTAGTTCTACTACTTCTACATTGGTGAATTCGGAACCAGGTACGCCGTAATCGTCCAGGTGTGCTTCAACTTCAAATGAAGTGATTTCTAAACGAAAGCCATCCATGTTTACGACCGCTTCACCGCGTAGATCGTCAACCATCTTTAAAGCTACAATGCCATATTCAGATTGAATGTTTTGAATTGGCGCTACTTGTTCAGTACCAAAGTCAGCAAGATGTGCAAACGCTAAAGCGCTTACAGTTAAGGCAGTAGTAACAAGAGTTACCTTGAAACTATTGTATGGAGTCAATTTTGCATTCATAATAATTTCACTCACAGGCTGGTTGTGGGTCAGGCCTCAGGTTGCTCTAACAACGCTGGGGCTTTTTGTTGTCTATGAGATAAAGGTAAGATAACTTACTTATTAAGTCAATACTAAAAGTAATAAAAGTTACTTAATTGTTATTTTATGATTTAATAGACAAAAGAAAACCCATCACAGGAATGGGTTGTTTGGAGTTTATTATGAATAAGTCAAATAACTTAAAAATAGAAAGTCTGCTTCATGATCCACGTTCTCATATGGTTAATCGCTTAATCTTTAACGGTGTCACAGATGCAGAAGTGCTGATTAGTGTTACTGATAAGCTATTAAATTTCATCGGAGAAAGCGGATTGTTTGATAAAGCTACACTGGATGAAAGGGCTTTATCAAACTGGCGCAAAGATATGGTTGATCGTTTAATGCATCAAGGTCTTACAGATGCTGAAGTTATAATAAATACCGTAAATCAACTTTATGTTTTTTTGGTTAAGAAATGAATTAAGTGTGATTGATATTTAACTTATTTAAGGTAGGTGAAAATAGTCGGATCTTTTTCAAAGTATAAGATGCTGTACTTATTACCACGTGATTGTAAATAATTCTGAATATCTGCTAATAAATTAGAAGATTCACTTAAATTAAAAATAAATGAATTTAAGCTAATGCGCTCAAAACCAGAAATTTCTCTCCTGTTGAAACTTTTAATTTCCTCATCAGAGATATTGAGACCATTAATTATAAGCAAGGCTTTCATTCTTTTCTCCACCCGATCCAAGAGCCGCTCGGGTATGCGGCTTTTTATTAATCATTATTGATAGATTTAACTAAAATTTTATTATGATACATTTTTTTATCTGCTTCTTTGACAGTTGCTGATAAGCCTTCTATTGTATTTCGCATTGCAAGACCTATTGCAGCACTAATACCAGCTTTTGCAAAAGCATTTTGAATTCTTAACACAAGTGTTTTCGCATTTTCTAGATTAGTTTCTACACTAAGTACAGCAAATTCATCACCCCCTAAGCGAGCGACAATATCATTACTGCGTACAATGCCTTTAAGAGTGGAAGCCATTTTCTTAATCAACATATCACCAGCAGTATGCCCTAAAGTATCATTGGTGATCTTGAGGTCGTTAAGATCAATCATAAGTACAGCAGACGGATGCCCGTAGCGCTTGCATCGTTTTTCCTCTTTGGCAATGAGTTCATCCCAAGCACGACGATTGTATAATCCTGTTAATGCATCAGTTAAGGCTTCTGCTTCAAAAAGTTCAGCTCTACGTTTATGTTCTCCTTCTCGTAACTCGGCTTGCAAGATATAGCTTAAGATTTGGGCCATTAAATTAAAAAGAGGCGCATCATCAAGAAGCTCATCTGACTGAGGCTCAGGATCAATTGCACACAGGGTACCGAATAGGGAGCCATCTTCTTTAAGAAGAGGCTCACCAATATAAGATTTGATACTTACAAGATTATTAATCGGTGCATCTGTGTAAAGTTGAACATCGGCAGCTCTTGGAACAATACGAGGAGCCTTATGTTCTACCATACGAGAACAGAAAGAATCTGCCCAGTGAAATACTTGTCCAGGTTTGACGTTATATCCCTGGTCTTCACTTTGTAGAACGATCCAATCATTACCTTCTGTACGGGTAATCATCCATAATTTGAACCTGTAACGTTGAGATAAATACCTCAATATTGCTTGACCCGCTTCCTCAAAGTTTTTGAAATTAATATTGTGCATAGGGAGAGAACCTATTTCCGTATAACCTGATAATTTATTCATATATCAACCAAACCATCTTGTTATCTCATAAGTTTATTGAAGAAAAAAATAATTTATAAGAAATAGTTAAAGCTACATTTACATACTGTAACTAAAATTTATGAGAATTCCATCGGCAAAAAAGCTGATTCTTTAGTATAAAAATCAGCCTTTATTATTTAATTATAATTATAAATATTTATAAATAAAACCAAGTGATTATGTCGGATATTTTAATGAATGGTAAAATAAAACCCACATGTAGTGGGCGCGTGAAAGATTTCTACTTAGTTATTGCAGGTCTTATGTTTGAAGCCGACCTTATCATTAAGATAAACGAAGTCTGTTTCAGAAATATTAAACCTATCAACCTAAATGATTTCTTGTATCAACACTGAACATTGTCTTTTTCTTTATAAAATTTTAAAACTTTATTTAGATCTGATTTAAGTTCTTCAGGCGTATATTCTGGAGAAAGCTCTATAAGTGCTGGAACATACTCATTATGGTAAACAGCAGGGTAGTCCTTACAGATGAGTTGTTTGCGTAATTCTAGTGGAGTCTTAGGATCGTCAAGCTGTTCCAGAAAATGGCCTATCTTTTGATCGGCTATTTCAAATTTGATGACATCCGCAGAATCTTTTCCTGAAGGTATAGTAGTATCGGATTCTTCGGGTTGTTTCTGGCAGCCGGTGAAAGCTAAAGACAAGAGTAGGATGATAAATGTGATGCTTTTCATAGTTATAGATTTATTGTTATTAGACAGTATGTAATGATTTATATTTATACGAAAAACTAGTTTGATAAATTATAAATTCTAACTAGAACTAGAGTTGAGTCAATTCATATTGTACTATTCCAACGTGTAAAATGCCGTGTTATGGCAAGCTAAGGATGATAATGAAAGCTGTTTCACTTTTTTCTGGTTGTGGTGGGTCGGATGCAGGTCTTATTAAGGCAGGTTTCGAAATTGTCATGGCAAATGATATCTTGCCTTACGCTAAAGAGGTTTATGAGGCTAACCATCCTGAAACAGACTATATTTTAAAAAATATTAAGTTAATTGAAAAATTTCCTCAAGCAGATATTCTTGCAGGTTGTTACCCTTGCCAAGGCTTTAGTCAAGGGGGGGCGCGTCAAGCAGATAATAAACTCAATTATTTGTATAAAGAATTTGCTCGCGCCCTTAATATTGTTAAACCTAAAGGATTTATTGTAGAAAATGTTTCAGGCATGACAACTAAAACGTTTCAACACTTACTACAAGACCAAATTAAAATTTTTTCTGAAGCAGGTTATAAGGTTAAATATCAAGTTTTGAATGCATCTGATTATGGAGTTGCACAAGAACGGAAAAGAATATTTATTGTAGGTACACGGAATGATTTGCAGATTAACTTTGACTTTCCATTACCATCTCATGGTATAGATGGTCAGTCGAAGGTTACGATTCGAGACGCCTTGCGTGGATTACCTTTATGGCCAGATGAAAATGAATACTATAATGTAGATTTTCATTGGTATTACATGTCTCGTAATCGAAAAAGAAATTGGGATGAAACATCAAGGACTATGGTAAGTAGCGCAAGACATATGCTTTTACATCCGATTAGTCCTGATATGGTAAAAGTAGCTGATGATCATTGGGAGTTTGTGACAAAAGAACCTGCACGCCGCTTCACATATAAAGAGGCTGCACGACTTCAAGGTTTTGGCGACTTAATTTTCCCACGAGAGCAAGAAGTAAGCATTGAAAATAAATATAAGGTGGTGGGTAATGCTGTGCCACCACCTTTATTTGAAATTATTGCAAAAACTTTAAAATCTATATTAGATTAAAATTGTTTCTATGCAACCTAGTACTATTATTCAAGTGAAATTAGCTGTTGATAAAGTGATGATTTTTTAAATCTCTCACCATAAGGAGTAGATTGGGATATAAGTTGAATGAGTTGTTCCTTGTAATCCTTTTCAAGTTCTGGATGACGAGTATATATACCCGATAAACTGATTCTATCAAATAACCAACCAGCTCGATTAGATACCCGTTGAAAATCATCATCGGGTAATATAAAAGGAATGCTCATCATTTTAACTGGTGGAGTATGAGTAAAGGGTCTGAAATATTGGTTTAATTTATTTAAATCAATGTCATCAAACTTATTAATATAATCCTCTCCACATGCACATTGACCTAGAAAAAATAAATGAGAAAAGGTGCGCTTATCAGGTCTTTTAATCCAAATTATCTGATCAACTCCCAGATCCTTTTGTTTGGAAATATCATTAGCTACATATTCTAAAGGATTGTATTTCCACTCCTTAGAAATATTTAGATCCCTTGGTAGCGACTGTATAGCATATTCAATATTACTTCCATTATCTCGCGGAAAGCCAAAATGATGAGCATGACTCAAATCGCCTAAAGAGCTACGAATAATATTTAATGTTGCTCTTTCAAAAAGTCTTGCCATCATTTGATTATGAGCTTGTTGACCTCTTTGTGCTTTCAATTTTGAATGAGATAAAACTAAGCAAAATATGTAAAATAAATTAATAGAAGAATTTTTTAACTTTAAACTACCATCTTCTATAATAAAGGGATATGCATCATCAAGTAAGTTGGATCTATAGGTTATTTCAGTAGAAACCTCGGATCCTAAATTATCTAACTCCGCATCCCGAGTCGCCCAGTCACTAGATTCCTCTGTATCAATTGTATCTAAGGCACTTGCATGTCGATCATCCATAATACCCGCATCTAGAGGGGCTGAAGAGTTAAGAAGAGCTTCTAATTCTGTTTGATCCGCATCTATGACAATTTTTTGATTTGACATGCCCTTACCTTACAGATCAAGATCATCTTTAGAGCCAGACTGAATATCTATAAATTGCTGTCTGATTGACTTGAGTAGTTTATTTATATGAAGTATTTTACTTTCACTTTCCATGATGGTTTTTTGAGTTATGTCTTTAGGGTCTTTAGTAATACGATCTCGTGCATCCTCTAATGACTCTATACATTCAAAAAATATGTTCTCTAAGCGTTCATTTACATTAGTAGTTAAATTATTTACTTCTAATAAGCTTTTCCCCTTTTTTAAGAAATACACCTTTTCAGGATTTCCTAATGCCTCTGCGAATCTAGGTATTTCTCGAGAATCTTTTAAAAGGGAATCTTGCCCCTTATTACTATTACCAAATAAAGCATCAATTACAAAAATTGCATCATCTAATTTAGACTCAGGGATGGGTCTTAAATTAGGCTTATCTTCCTCATTGAAGAATTCTAATTCAAGAAAATTTCGTGCGGCAGGATAATTAAATAATGTATAGACCCAAGAAAAAGGATAACTTACATTACTTCCTCGCCCTTTACGAACAGTAGCATCTCTATTAAATTTTCTATCTGTTTCTAATTGATTCATAAAGTTGTAGCCCGATAACAGACTCTTGATAGTTCCACTTTTATCCCCTGTCATTGTGGAAATATCTTTTATTGATATTTTTTGATTAGTAATAGTTTCATTAATCCATCTAGCTTTAGCAAAAGAATCCCAGTCCTTTGTAGATACAATATGGCGTATACCAAGATAAGCACTAATTTTCTTCGGATCTTCATTCTCTTTGAAAATTACTACAGGCAATTTTTTTACATTTGGTTTACCTTGGCGAGAGTGTAAATCAATAAAATATTTGAAATCCTTTATATGATCTTTGGCACGAGAATCCTGACCAAGAATCAGACATGTAACAAGTCGTCGATTGCCTTCTATAACATAGTATTGCCCATTTCTTTTTTGACAGACTAAGGGTTCGGCTTCAAAATAACCATTAAATGACATTGAACTTAAAAGGTCATCAATACCAAAATTATTAACAATGAGAGAAATAATTTTCTCTTGCGTTATAGTGGCAGTTGCAGATTCTCCAAGACGAGGATTTAATGGGTCTAATAATAATTCACTAATATCTAAGTGAGTTAGACTATCTTCAGTACTTTGCATATGTATATAAACCTGTAAAAAATGAAAAATTTTATGTCTTTGATTTAATATTCCTATAAAGCGAAATTACTTTAGTCGAGCTGTATATGGCGATTTCTTATCACCAGTAACATATTTTCAAACATCCCTATACAACCCAACTACTTTCCCTACCAGCTTACAGCCATCTACCAAGGGCATAGTTTTTTCTGGCCAGTCAGGATTCAGCGGTTGCAAATACATACTCCCGCTTTCAACGATTAATTTTTTAAATGTCGCCTCTGCTTCACCTTCACAAGACATAATTACTAAATCACCAGTCTTTAATTCGTCTGGTTGGAAGTCTGGATTTACATAAATCTTATCGCCTGGACGGAAGTCAGGGAGCATGGACTCACCGACCACTTTAAGGCCGTAGCCATTCTTTCCACATTTAGGGTTAGGAGGTAGCCACTCATCAAACTGTGTACCTTCAGGTACTGAATCGACAGTTGTCCATGTTCCAGCTTGGATCCATGAAATGACAGGAATTAGGCGGCCAGCAAGTGGAATAGGGGCAGAGATATTAGATTCCAAAATAGCATTACCTTTCCCGTAAAGAAGGTAATTAGTATCAACTGCTAATACAGCAGCCAAAGCGATTAGGCTTTCATGCTTTGGCACATTATCATCTTTTTCCCAGTAAATGACTGAGGTTTTAGAAACACCAATTGCTTCAGCAATTTGTTGTTGAGTGAGCTTTTTCTTTTTTCTTAAAGTTTTGAGCCTTGAGCCTAAGGTTTCCATGATTTTAAGCCGTTCTGATATGTAAGGAATCTTACCATTTGACTAGGTAAGTTTTATGCTGTTTAATAAGGTAAGTTAAGTTACTTTTTAAGGTATTTCTCATATGACAAAGTCAGAAGCGCTAAAGCTCCTAGATTGTTCGGTTACTCAACTTGCTGAGCAGTTAGGGATTACTCACAACGCTATAAGCCAGTGGGATGAAAGCAAAATCCCTTTAGCACGCGAGTACCAAATTAAAGATTTGGCGAGCGGTAAGAAACCTATCAAGCACAGTAAAAAAGTTGCTTAAGTTATCTCGTGGGTTTTGCTTAACGTTGTGAAGATATTGCTCCAAAAAAACCATTGTTAAACCAATTATTAGTTAATTAATGACTCAAATAAACGTGAAAGTAATCAAGGTGTTCACATGGATATTTCAAAAGAGACGAAAGCTGCTTTGCACAAAATGGTGCACCAGTCGAAAGGAATCACACCAAAAGAAATTGCTGATGTTGTTGGGGTATCACACAACACAATTTTGAATTATGCAAATCCAAACATGGAAAACCATCTACCCAGCCTGAAAGCTTTTGAAGTAATGCTGACATATACACAGAACCCGGCCTCGTTAAAGGTATGGGCTCACAAATTAGGTTTTGCATTAATGCCAGTAGAACAGGCGGAAGGAAAAGATCATCAATTAGGTGTTCTTGAATCACTGCTCGGCATGAATGTTGGCAATGGCGCAGCAAATAAACAGGTTTTATCTGCTTTGGAAGATGGTGTGGTAACGCCTACTGAAATGGATGAGACAGATCGCATCCTGGAAGGAATCGAACACAAGATTCAGTCTTTGCGTAAAGCCATGAAAGGTGAGTGTGCAAAGTATTTATCAATCCTACAAAGAGAAAAAGCCTGAGGTCAGAACTCAGGCTTTTAATTCAAATTCGATCGGAGAAAAGATTTGAACATGAAATCAAATTTAGCACAGTATCAATGCATTGACAAATCTAAGGATCTTTCAGAGCAACCTGCTGAAAATGCATTAATCCAGGAAATTGAAAAACGTGAGTTTGACCTAGGCTTGGCACCAGATGATGCATATGTCAAAGGGGTAGATTTCTTTGTAGCAATTGACGGGCTTGTAGATGAGTTATACGGGGGAGGATGCTCATAATGAATAGTCTTTTTCCAACCCAGACAGAATATAGAGAGCAACAGCATATTCAGTCATTTTATGAACCTTCACTTCATATTTTGCTTGAGCTCTATGAGCAAAAGAAACTTAGTCTGCGTAAGAAAGGGTATGACGAAAACAATGCTGCAGTGACCAAGGTAGAACTTTCACAGCTTATGGCCAGACGCTTTCGAATCACCATCTATTACGCCAACCAGATTATTACAAGTCTGATCAAATCAAATTCGATTGAAACCTTTGGTGGATATGTAAAACCACTGAAGGATAGTAACACCAACCGGGACGGGAATTAATATGAGCTTAGATGCTACAAACTGGGCTTGGAGAGTAGAGCTGAGTGAAAAGAAAGGAGGCTGCCGTATGCCTCTGAAACGCCTCATTCTGCTCTCATTGGCGGATCGTGCCGGTGAAGACCATTGCTGCTACCCAAGTATGCAACGCCTTGAGAAAGATACCGGTCTTGAGCGTAAAACCGTACTTAAGATTATTGCAGAGCTTCTGGAAGATCACCTGATCTCAGACACCGGTGAACGAAAAGGTTCGACTAAGCGTGTAAAAGTCTATCGATTAAATGGCGTAAATGGTCGGGAAACGATGCCAAAAACGGAACAATTACAGGAAAAAAATTTATCTGAAATAGTACCGGAAACGGAACAGTACCAAAAACGGAATGATTCCGTTAACGGGACTTTGAATAGTGCCAATAACGGGACTTTGAATAGTGCCGTTAACGGGACACAGAATCTCCCAATGAATCTCCCATTAGAATCTAAAAATAAAAAAGGATGGCTTTGCCTCAAAAGACTTCGTGAAGAGATTTTTCTAGCTGATCCCGATTTGGATTTTGAAATTCTCATAAACGCAACTTGGGGTGAACGTGAAAAACGTGCATTTGAAATTTACAACGCTGGAAAGAATCTCTGTGATGAGCTGATGAATTTCCATTTTGCAGACTGGTTAATCAACGCATATCGCACCAAGTACGCAAATTCGAATGGCCATCAGAAATCAAATGCTCCTGCAGAACCAAAACACCTGACTGAAAAACAGATTCAAACATTTGCTCAAAAACTCGCTAACCATCCAGGGTTTGCTGGCAAGTACGCCGAACCAGGAGAATCCTATGAAAAACTCGCTGCTCGCATTGCAGTAAAACTTGAGAAACCTGAACAAGCCAAGAAATGGGAAAGCTACCTGAAGCAGGTTGGATTTAGCGGTGTGTTGAAAGGAGATGCAGCTTGACTGAAGCAGATCAAACCTACATGCATTTGATGATCTTTAAAATCATGTCTTCACACAAAGGCCGTATCTCTATCAAACAAATTCATACTGCGATTGAACCCAATATGGGAATTTCAATCCGAAGCCTGCAGCGTTATCTAAATGGGTTGGCTGAATGGGGATTAGTGGCCAAGGACGGAGAAATACCACAGGGATTTACGTTAACCGAAACAGCCAAATTATTATTTTTGGATTTAGCAAAGGGAATTGAGCATTGAGAGCTTATTCACTCGCTGAATATAAAAAAATGGTTAAAGCCACCAGACCGAAAGGGCGCTCTACACGCACTAAGGTTAAAGGCGAAAAAGTACCAAATGAGTTTGAAGCAAAGCTGGCCAGAGAATTAAAAGCATTAAAAATCGAT